CATCAATGTGTAGTCACCATCATTTAGCTTTCTCAGGCGTTGCTCACGTTGCATACATTCCAAGTTTAGATGGTAGAATTATTGGTTTATCAAAGCTTAATAGAATTGTAGATTTCTATGCAAGACGTCCACAAGTGCAAGAAGCACTAACGGTACAAATTCACAAAGCTATTGATGAAGTATGTGAAAAGAATAGAGGAGTAGCAGTAGTTGTAAAAGCATCTCATACCTGTGCTTGCCATAGAGGCATTAAACATCACGGTTGTGCAATGATTACTTCTAAACTATCTGGTGACTTTATGAATGAACCAGAATGTCGTAAAGAGTTTTACGATTTTATTGCTTCAGCTGAGAGAGATCTGAAGAAGTAGGCTTACTAATATTATTAGTTTTAGTAACATCTACTAAACCACCTAGCTTAGTTATAAAGTCCTTACCAATAAGGACTTTTTGTTCGTTCTGAGCCCTATCTGCTATAGAGAAGGGTGTATTTGGATAATGGTTATTACCAATAGTTATATCAAAAGTAACAACTGGTCTTTTTTCTATATTCCCAGAACCAATATTAATATCAATATACTCTTTTACTTTTTTAAAGAGCTTTTTACCCCCTACAGTATCAAATGTAATACCATCATTATGCTTTTGAATGTTTACACCATGTAATACATTATAAGCCCCGTTACCGCTATCAACTTTAGCAGCAACGGGACCAACGTCTTTAAACTTTACAGTTTCAATAAGACCTAAAGCTCTTTCAACAAATAATTTGAATGATATCACTCAATTATTTATTGAATATGATTAAGCTTTAGCTTTAAGTTCTTTTTTACGTTCTTGAATCTGTTTACGTAATGTGCGGGTTAACTTGCCAATTTCAAGTAAAGCCTTGCGTGCACGAGCAGCTGCAGAAGCGTTGTCCTTTTCCATAAACTTTGTAATCTCTTCTTGAAACGTAGCAAAGTTTGTTGCAATAGATGTAATATTATCGTTCATACGTTATATTTTATAACATAGAACCGTGCAATCAACTACCTCTCTTAATATATTCCAAAATCGTCCTTAACGTCCATGTTGTATAAAGAGGCTATATCTTTTGCTGTTTTTACTGCCTGTTTACTGGTATACAACGGATGATAATCTAACTCATATCTACCATCATTCATTTTACCCATACGTATAAATCCTTTTTTTAGTGCATCCATCTTTAAATCACTTCCAAACCTTCCTTTTATATCAGGAAATAATTGTTTTAAAGCCTCTTCATGCCCGTGTATTGAAGGAATTGCTATAATTTTACCCTGTTTTGTAACCCAGAAACCATGAGGAGGGTTGTCTGGAAGTTCACTGAAATTTGATAGTATTTTGTATGTACCAGGCTCAGCAGTAGTTAAAAATGACTCACTTACTTTTTTTTTAACTGGGCGACAGTCATTAACCATCTTATCACCCTTTTTCTTCATTCCTACTTTTCTGTAACCCTTCCAGCATTTCATTTCCCATAATGGAAAGAAGTCTTTAAAAGTGTTGTTTTCAGTATGTAAAAAGTCTTTAATCTGCTTTGTTGTCATTCCTTTAGCAGCTTTAGCGGCAGCTCCAGATACACCTTTTTTGTGCTTTTTAGCACTCATTACTGCACCGAAGAATCTTCTCTGTTTTTCTGATTTAGCTGGCATACTAATATTTATGTTAATGACAATGCCATTTACGTAAGGCAAGTGCTTTTCTAGTAGGTTCTCCGTTAGGTTTCTTCATTGGACCTTTATTACCTTTCATTCTAGCACAGAAGCTTTTACGTCTTTTAGCTGCTTTACTACCAGGCTTTAATTTACTTGGTTTAGTGGTAACAGCCATTGATAAATGACTACCAGGATGCTGTCTACGATAGCTTGCAATGCCCTTACGATTTAAACCACCAGACGGGCTTTTACCTGCTTTACGCTGCCAAGCATATGACTCACTTAGAATCTCCTGAACTAAATCATCAAATCTCATACTTATATTTATAAATAATAGTATGAGAATATCAGGTTCCGATAAAAACGACATTTATAGCAAATACAAACTTATCAATGAAGCAGGTTCTGTAGCCAATACTGGTGAAGGTACACCTAGCCAGATACAAGGTATTAACAATGTCGGTAATAACTCACCTAAGATTCCAAGATCTCCAGTAGCTTCAATGAAAGGTGAAGTACCTGAAACACCAACCGTTGGACCTGCTTCTCAAGATGAAGAAGATTCTCATGAAGATGAAGCAATTTCAATGGCTAAGACGCAGTTACTAAGCGTAGCTGACAAAGCAATTGAAATGTTTGATATGATGCATAATCACGGGGTAGAATTGGAAGCATGGGAAGCTGCTAAATTAACATTAGCTGCTGACTACATTGAAACAGTTTTTGACGTAATGAAATACAGAGGTGCTCAAGAATCTGAACCAGAAGTTGAAGTAGAGACAGAAAATCCAGACGATCAAGAGCCTGAGATGTTTACAGAATTACCAAGCAATTAAGCTAACTTTTTATTAAAGAGGTTATAAATTTCTGGTCTAAATTTACCGTACAGTTCAGTTATGATTTGCTTTCTTTGAGCATCATTAGCTTTTCTATACATCTCTCTTATCTGACTCGCACTTTGTACTGATTTGCCATTAACTTTAAAGTTTTCAGTAGGTGCTACCATAACGTAACCATGCATACCTAAAGGCTTGCATTCATCAACAGATTTAAATGGTCTGAAATAACTTGGACTACCATCCTTTTTATTACCAAACTTAAATCTAGCATCAGGACCTTCCATATCTTTTTTACCTACGGCAAAAATTACTTTAGTATGTTCTTTGTTATATCTACCAACTATTTCATTAGCAACGTAAGGGTTTTTTGTTTCCTGTACAATAGATGGATCAATACCACTTGATACTATCATTTGTAATTTTTCTTTAAAAGTAAAAGGTGAATCAACGTCATTGGTTTTACCAGACGTTGCTATATAAACGTCAGCTGTTGGAAACTCTTGTTTTATTTTATTATAAACTGCAGCATGACCTAAATGAAAAGGTTGAAAACGTCCTGGGTAAATTACTACTAGTTTATTAACCACTGTTCCAACATGACCTATTGCCATGCTAGCAACTTCATTAAATGTAGAAATTTTAGGTGTTAATGTTCTACCTTCATCTCCAAAACCTGGATCAAAATAAACCATTTTTTCTCTATCATATGGTGAATTTAAATTTTCATCATCTTCATCAGTACCAATGGTAGGTGTGGTGGTTGAAGTGCGTTTAAATCCTGACTCTAAACCTTTAACAATAAAATCGCCTGTAATTTTAACTGGCACTGGAGCTAGTGAATTGTCTCTCAGCACAACACCTTCATGTTTGTCTGCTTCACCCATTTCACTGCCAAGTGTTTTTAATAGTTCAACGCCTAATAATCTAGTACAATGATATATAACAGCACCATCCACCGCCATTGTATAGTCTTTAACATCTTTAACAAAATTTTCTATTGGTAACCCGTTTAGTACATTAACGTAAACTTCTTTACTTAAAGCGCCTACTGTTTTACCACCTGCTAATTTAATTTTTGCATTAAAAGGATTTACTGCTTTCTTTAAAGTAACGCCCAACGGTTCAGTGTACTTTTTACCAGCTTTAATAAAAGTAAAAGGCTGTTGTAATACTCTGTTATAATTTGGAGTTCCCTTTACTGTGACTAATACGTCGCCGTATATTTTAAAGTTATGATTTTTAGCTACTTTATTAAGTTTATTAATAAGAGAAACTAATACGTTTTTATTATATTCTACTTCTACAGATTCTCTTCTATTTGGTGTAGCCTGAACAAATCTACTGATGCCATGTATAGCAAGAAAATCATGATCGTAACTTAGTACATTTGTTCTACCTTGTACAAATTCCATATTAAAGAAAAGATTAGGGTCTTTTGTTAACCCTAATTCATCTAATTCATCTTTAATAGTAGGTAAAGCCTCATTTAAAATGTTTAACGTCTTTTGTCCTGCAGCTATCATACCATGACCTGCACCAAAACGGGCTTCTAATTTATCAATAGTAATGCCTTCCACGTCTAAAGGTTTCATTGAACCTCTATCCAATGCAAATTGAGGCTTAGCGGTATTGACCCCTACTAACTTGACACTAACATTAATACCGTCAATTTTTAAGGAACCTCTATTACGCTTTACTACGGTAAATGCTTTATTAAAAAAGTTAATTAAATCTTTACCATTTTTTACAGTAGGTAAATCAAAAGGATGTGCCATATGGCCTGCTGCACCGCCTTCAGTTAAAAAGAATTGTTTAAATGGTTTCACTTAAAAAACTCCTTTCTTACATGCAATTGGCTACCAACAGCAAATACTTCATGCCCGGTAAATCCTTCTGGATAACGTTTCATTTCTTTTAAACCTACAGGAACTTGCATCCATTGAATTAAACCATCTTTTGTACAATTTACTATGAACCCGCCAGGTCCTGGTTTATCTAATAACTTTGCCTTTAAAATTCTAAAGCATAATTGTTTTGCATTATCTTCACTAGAGTGGTAAAGATTTTCTCCTGGCTTGTTCCCTAAAATTTTATATACTTCTTCAATATTATCTTTTAACTGTGAAAATAAGTCAAATTCAGCTAATAGCTGACTATCAGATTTAATTAGCTTATAAAGTCTATCTACTTTATTAAAAGCAACTAAAAAATCATCATATTTAAAATTACCATTATCTGCTAAAATTTTTTGTTTTTTATACTTTTCTTCACCTGACTCATTAAATGATGACATTTTTGACATTAAGGCATTTATACCTAAAATGCTATTTGTTACCATATTGTTATTTTGACCTATAAATTGACCTGCTTCTCTAAATCTACCAATTGTTATTTCTTTATCTGAAGGATTATATGCCTTAACTTCAACACCAATATTACCTATTAGTAAATCAGCAGACCCTTTTGAATCTCTATTATCTGAAACGGTAACACCGCGGTTACCTTGTTTTAAAAACCAATAAAGTGCTAATTCAGCATTACCTGAACCTTTTGTTTGTACTGTTGAACCTTTTTTATAAGGTCCTTTTTCATACAACATATCCCAAACGTACCTGTCGTTTTTATTAGTAATATGAAACTCCCCAGTACCACTAGCTGGCATTTTTACACCAACAACTTTATGTAATTTGTCTTGTTCTTCTGGAGTTGGAAATACACTTTCAATTATTGAGTCGTAAGATGCAGGAGGCGGTTTAGGAGCTCCTGGTGGTCTACCACGTTTTTTAGGTGTTGCTGGAACATCTGTAGCAGGCAATGCTGCTTCACGCAACAGTTTATAAACTTGATTTAGATAGACTGTATCTAAAGACTTATACATTATTCTTGTCCTAATTGACCCTCATCTGTTTCAACGTTTGAATANTTTTTCATAATTGGTGTCATTTGCTGNACCATTTCAATTGCGTTGTTTTCGTTAATTTCAGGTAAATTACTGACAAAATCAATATCATCATCACTCATCTTAATAATGAGAGCTTGTTTTAAAAGTCTTGCTAATCTAACAACACTTGCAGGAACGTCAACTTTTTGAGGTTCTTCTGGAGCAGGTGTAGGAGGGACTGGATTAGCAGGTGCTGCTGGCATTGCTGCAGCTGCATTAGGATCCATAGGAGGAGCATCTTGCTCAAGTACAAGTCTTCCTTTTTTATAATTTTCTATAATCTTTAAAAACTTCATTTTAAATTAGCTGAGATTTTATTAATCTTACTTGCCATTGCTTTCATTAAGTTACCATAAGCACCGTTCATTTGAGCTTGTGCACCAATAAACGGTAAATTCATTCTACCAGGTCTTGTAGCTAACTTAGATGCAACGTTAATAGTTGCAATGGTCTTCTTATCTAAGCCCATTTTTTTCTCTTCTGGATCTTGTTCTTCAGCGTTTTCTTCGCTTTTTTTAACAGGTTTAATATTCTTGATAACTTTGTTAGCTTGGTTGGTAAACTTATCCATACTATTATTTATTAGATTAAGATCTGTTTAGTTTTTAACCTGTTAAAATAATCGTTATTGAGAAACGTTAATTCATATTTCTTACTAAATCTCTTTACCTTCTCAAAAGTATACTCTCTATGTTGATATTCTTTGTTCTTTTCTACTATACCGTTAATTGCTAATGAAGCACGTGCATCTTTAATGTCTATAAGATTTTTAAGAGAAACGGTATTAAACTTGCTTTTATATACTCTAACAGGTAACATCTTATCAAGTTTATAGAAGAAGGCATTAAAGAATTCTAATAGTTCCTCTTCTTTATAGTATTCTTTAATAATACAATCATCCAATTGAGTATTGTTGTAGAGTAATAAAGGCTTACTTTTATTGTAACCTAGTACAGTTTCACATATTCCGTGAATTAAACAATGATAGAATATTTTCCTAACATCCTGATTATTTAGAGGTTTTTCTAAAAGCTTAAATTTGTATAGATGATCTAGGATTTCAATTTGATATTGTTTTATAAACAACTCATTAAAATCCAAAACAGTTAAATTATATCTGTTTAATTCCAGTAGCATCTACTCTCATTATGCAACTGTTCCAATAACGCCTTGGGAGCTCTACCTATACGGCAGTTTATTATTCCATTGTAAAAACCGTCCTTTAACAATACGTCGTGTTCAAATTGTATTTTAGCTTCAAAATATGCTAACTCAAATTTACTGCCACATAACCTTATTATTTCAAATTTAAATTTATCTTTACCCAATAGTGCTATATCAGCATTTACCTCATTGGAAGATGACGTGTAAGTTTTCCAGTCTGATTCTCCTGCAAAGTGTCTTTTGTTTTTTCTTCCTTTAAGGGGCTTGAGTTTTTTAATTTTTGTAATCTGTTTTTTTCCAAAATAGATCTTGCCATTAACCGTATTAGTGATGCGATAAATAAAACCAAAATAGCACTTAGTATCATCATATGGTATGTTTGTTGTCCAGTGTCCTAAATCTGTCATTTTTTCTTCTTACTTACAGCCTTTTTCCTTATTGTCAACTTTTCAGGCTTATTTCTTCTCATAACTTTACCACCAAAAATGGATGTTGGAATACGTGCATCCCCTGTAGCATATGTATCAGTTCCTGGAGTACCTGAAGCCAACCCAGCAGCTCCAATTGAAGGAGCATTACCTAAAGCACCGCCATTGCCAGCCGTGTTAGGTGCAGACGGTACGTATCCTGGACCGTTTTCTAATACACGTTTAAAAAATTTACGATATATACTCATTGATTTTCTTACATTTATATTTATACTATAGTAGTGGATATATTAGACAAGTACATAGAAGAACTAAAAGAAGACCTTAAGATAGATGAGTTTAGTATTAAGGATGCTTCTTTAAAATCACCTGGTCGTAAGCATTACTGGACTAGTAGACTTATTTACCATAAACGTAATTTAATGAAATTAGAGAATGAAAAAAATACTCTAATTAAAAAAGCATCTCAAGAAATTCAGTATCAATCACCTGTCAGATTATCTAATGTTGCTATTGAAAAGACAGCACAGTCAACAGATGTAATGAAAGATATTAATTTGAAAATTAATGAAGAAAAGTTAATAATTGAGTTCTTAGAAAAGACGGAAAAAACATTATCCTCACTTACATATGATATAAAGAACATTGTTGAGATAATAAAATTAGAACAGATGTAATATGCATTTTGAGTACTTACCAAACAGACGATTATGTAGACTTACAGGGGATAAGTTTGATGAAATAAGAGAGCATTTTAGTGTAAAAAACGACAATGCTTTTTTTATGAGAAAGTTTGGTAGAAAGTTTATTAACAGCAGAATATATTGCATGACTCCAACCGGGTTGTTTGACCCTGGAATGTTCTATGAAATTTTAAAACATATAAAAACAAATTATCAAATTGAGGTAACTTATGATGATAAAATCAAACAAGTAGTTAAACCTTCTTTTAGTAATCAAAATATTTTTGATAATTTAAAATTAAAATTAAGAGATTATCAGCTTGAAACCGTTAAACAGGCTTTATTGTTTGGTAGAGGTATTGTTAAAGTTGGTACAGGTGGTGGTAAAACACTAACTATTGCATCTTTACTTTCCTCTATCTATGTTAATAACGGCAATAAAATGACATGTTTATTAATTGTTCCTGATTTAACTCTTGTAGATCAAACATATAACGATTTCCTAAATTACGGTGTTCCTTTTAGTTTTTCCCGTTGGACAGGAACACACAAACCGGATTTTGAGTGTTCCGTAATCATTGCAAACCTGGGAATACTACAGAGTCAATTTGAGGAACACAAGGAACTCCTTAACGTAAACGTGTTGGTTGTGGATGAATGCCACAAACTTAAAAAAGGAAACAAGGTTAATAAGCTTATCAATAGTATTAAAACTAACAACAAATACGGGTTAACGGGTACTTTACCTGATAATAAACCAGATGAATGGAACATTATTGGTAAATTAGGTTCGGTTTTCTATGAAAAATCTAGCTACGAATTGAGATTGGAAAATTATCTAACTAATGCTGAAATAAA